GGTCAACCGCTAATATATATTCATCTTCCGCATTTCCAACTACTTCAACAGCAGGAGTTTCTCCATCAGGCACTGTACATAAAGCCATTTTAGAGATCTTGAAATATCCAGAACTGTCATCACTGAATTGTGCGCCAAATTCTCGCAAAAATTGTGATTCACTCATTGTGGCTTTTGCTTGATTGATTAGATTCTGATCGTACAACTGAACTGGAGCGCAATCATAAGAGAACTGCATTATACAACGCTTTGTCTTTTCCTTATTTTTAGGATTAAATATTAGATTCTCGTATTGCTCATAAAGCTTATATAAATATTCAAATTTAAAAGAAGCTGATGACAAAGCAATCAATTTATTATTAGGCCATATATATCTATCGTCCTCAGTCATTTCTCCTTTAGCAATCAATTGCGTTTCAAGATTATACAACTCTTCTCTTTGTGTAGGATTTTGAACTACAGACAAGAATGGCACAATAACTTCATTATAAATACGCTCAGGCATCAATAGAAACTCATCAATAATAATACGATGAAAGCGAAAACCGCGAAGCTTTTCGCCATCGCCTAATGGCAATGCACGAATGCGACTTTTGCCAATTTCCATAACCCATTCATCATTAGATTTGGATATCTTTGTAATACATTGTTTTAGAAGATAAGCGTCAGGCTTTGCAGCAATATCTTCTATCTTTTTAAATATCATTTTAGACTGACGAAACGAACGAGACAAAATGCCAGTTTCAATTCCTTGATTTAATATAGCATCAAGCACGGCATAAATACCAGTAGTATAAGATTTACTCATACCACGCGACCACACTCCTAAAAAATAATCACTTTCCAACATCGCTTTAATAGCCATGTGTTGGAAAGGAAATAATTTAACGCCAGTTATTAGATCTGTAGCGAAAGTAGTATTGTTGCGAAGAAATTGATAAAACAATAACTTCGCTTCTCGTTCTTCTATATAACCGGGAATCTTAGCTAATTCCTCATTGGAAATTAACCGCGACTTCCTTAATGCTTGATTGCCTGTTTCCCAGCTCATTGTCTAAAAAGTATTGAATATCTACCTGCCACAGTGACTTACCATGATACAATAATTTAGGTATAATATCTAAAGATTTATTTCTGCTTCCGGTAAATATAAACTGAATATGTCTAGGATATTTATGACATAAGTTACGCATATTATGAAAAACATATTCTAAATTTGTTTTTCTATTATACTTACGCTGATTGATTAAAATATTATTAATACTAGACTCAACAACCACGAATAAATAACAATTCAATTCAACAGCTTTGATTAACTCTCTTTCAAATCTATCTATTCCAGACGCCATTGTTCCAAGAAAATCAGATTCACTTTTTCTATCAACAAAAGTATTAGTAAAATACTTTTTATCAGCGATCAAATAATCTCCTACAAATATTTTTTCAATTTTAGACTTAGGAAACTCTAAAGCATCCTGCTCTCTAGTATCAACCAAGATAGGCAAATGAGACACATTTGTTTTATTAAAAGTTTCTGGCAAATTTTTATTATATAGAGGTTCAATATTTAGCAGCTTACACGCTCCCGTATATGAATTAAAATATTTCTTATAAATATTTAAACTTGGCAAGTTAAGCGTGATAAGCTCATTATGAAATGGCGCAAAATGATATTGTTTTTCATCAATTCTTTTCTTAAGTAATTCAATGCATTTTGTTTTAACAGTATCCTGATTTGATGCAGCCTCCCATTTCAAAAATTCTGTATAATCAAGAAACTCTGTTTCAAAATATTGTTTCTTATTTTTAAAAGGTATTTGTTGACGATAATAAAGAGAATGTCTTGGATAATATTTACAATAGTACTCGGCTTGATAAAGATTATGCTTTTTTAAATGAGCATGAAAAGATTTATCATTACTATAAGATTCGCTACAGATTTTACACTGAATCATATAGCATCTTCTTTAGAAATTCCTAAAATTCTAGATTTCCATGAAGACATATTCTCTAATCTATCCGCTTCTTCCTTAATCGTTCTCTTTTGCATGTCAGCAATTTGTATCATCATCTTGCGTTCTTGCTCATCTTGAAATAACTCTACTAAATTAAGAATAGAAGCATTCTTTTGATGTGTCTGTTCTACTCTCTTAGAGCGTTCGCCATTCAATTTTTGAATACTTTTATCAATACGACTAGCACATTGATTATATTCTTCAGAGATTGTCTTAAGAACTTCAGTAAGACGCATGGTAAAATCTTTCTGATCTTGCGTCTCATTAAACATATCATTTATTTTATTCTTCTTAATATCTATCTGACGTAGATTGATATAATCCATACAAACATTTATGTATAAATTTATTTCATCAATCGTAAGATCAGGCTTGTCCCAAACAGATCGTACAAACTCTGCTTCAAACAACTCTTTATCTGTAGAACTATTATAAGAATCATAATTACCAACAAATCGTGGACTTGATAAATAAGTTAAGAGTTTCTCCATGCATTTTCTATGCTGCAAAGATAACTTATCTTCAGAAATATTTTGACCGCACCATTTGTTAGCTTTATTTATTACCGTTTTGATAGAACGGGGTACTGAATATTTATCTCCAACCCCAGATTCATTATCTACTAAATGATCTGGATATTTTTCTTTAATATATTTTTGAACAGCGCGATATTCTGCTGTAATAAAAATATTTAAATTCTCAACGCCCACAAACTTCTCATGAAATATTAGTTCTGTAACTTGTCTTGGCGTGATTCCTGTTTTTATATTTTGATCAATGAATTCACAATTTTCTTTTGATAGTATTTCTAGTGTCTGCGTTGGTTTTGGCTTTTCTTGTTTCTTAGAGAAGCCAGTTGAGATTAAAAAATCTCTTACAGCTTTAGCTTCTTTAGCTCTGCCGGTTAGATCTTCGCGATTAAAAACAAGATTAGCTAATACAACATAATCTTGTATACCTTCGTTAATTTTTCTTAAAATAAATGCTTTGTTGTCGTCTGTTAACATATTAAGAAGAGAATATATCGTTGTCTTTTAATAAATTTTGAGCTTTAATATACAACATTTTTTTCAAGTTTTTTATTTGCTTATAACCCGCTTTTCTTCCCTTTTCTGATGTCTTAAACTTCAAAATTTTAGCAACCTGATCATCAGTTAAATTATCTACAAAAAACATTTTATAAACAAAATAATGCTTATCGCTTAAAGAACTTTTCATCAAATCATGTAATTTATTTTCTGCTAATTTATAATCATGATTCATTGTTGATTCAACATTCATGAAATAATTTTTATGATTTTCTAAGCTAACTGTGATTTTTACGTCGTATGCTGATTTTTTTATCTTTTCCCATTTAGCGTATAAAGGACATTCATTACATTGCTTTCCATTTGTAGTGAATCCACAAGACATTTCAGCGCCAGAATCGCCTTCTTTATTTTGATTGAATGGGCAAGATAAACACGGTCTTGCAAAACTTGTATAATTATTACGAATTATATTTCTAATCTGATTTGTAACTATGCGATTCACCCAAGGCTCAATAGCTCGCGATTGATCCCATAAATGCCACTTTTTATAGATATGAACTTTAATAATCTGTTCTATATCTTCAAAATCAAACCAAGTAATCGCTTTTAACTTCCATTTATTTTTTCGCTTTTTGATTACTTGATCAATCGTTTCATACATGTCTTCAAATTTTTTCTTTTTACGATTCATCAATATCTTGTGTTTGTCTAGAGCTGCATTCCTTTAATGATTGTGATAGTAATTCTTCTTTAGTTAGCTTTCTATAATTTGAATTTCCCCTAGAGGAAATTCTTTCGCTTGGATCTACAGGAGGTGAATTAAATAAATCTTTGGCAGAATATTTATTACCTGCTGGCTTTTCGATTTCGTATGAAAGTCTAGAAGGCTTTACGAATACAGTTGGTATACCATCTTCATCTACTTCTCTAGATGGCGTATTAGAAATATTTCTTGGTGCATTAGCATTTTGTTTTAAAACTGGTTTATTAATATTAGAAAAACTACCCAATGAATTTCCACAGCTAGTACAAAATTTAGAACCTAGAATATGCTTAGTACCACAATTAGAACAGTAAATGTTACTCATATTGTATTATATCAGTGTGTGTTTGTTTTATCTAATTTCTTAAACATACTTACGATATATTTTAATATTTCGCTACGCATAATGTCTTCTTCATCAAATTGAAAACAGTAAATACCCCGTTCTTCACTTTCTTTATTATTAAATAAATCGTATATTCTCATAAAACCAGATTTATTGCCAATATCTGATTGCATCGCGTCTCCACAAATAAACATTTTTGTTCCTTCGCCAATACGAGTTAAAAGAGTTACCAATTCTTTATTACTATAATTTTGAGACTCATCTGCAATAATAATTTTTTCATTCCAAGTTGCGCCTCTTAGAAAATTAATAGGAAGAGCTTCAATATAACCATTCGTTTCTAAATATTTTGATTGAGACATCGGTAGCAATTCATCCAATTTATCATAAA